TTAAATGTATTGTATGTTACTTTAGAAATGGCTGAGGAAAGAATTGCAGAAAGAATTGATGCAAACTTATTTGATGCAACAATTGATGATTTACATACTATGCCTAAACAATTGTATGATAGTAAACTTGAAAAACTAAATGCAAAGACAAAAGGTAAATTAATCATTAAAGAATATCCTACAGCATCAGCACATAGTGGTCATTTCAGAGCATTATTAAATGAACTTGCATTGAAGAAGTCATTTAAACCAGATGTTATCTTTATTGATTACTTAAATATTTGTGCTAGTGCGAGATTTAAAGGTGGTAATATTTCATCTTATTTCTATATCAAAGCAATTGCAGAAGAACTTAGAGGTCTTGCTGTAGAATTTGATGTGCCAATTTTTAGTGCAACACAAACAACTAGAACTGGTTTTGTTTCTACAGACATTGGCTTAGAAGATACTTCAGAATCTTTTGGTTTGCCAGCAACTGCTGACTTCATGTTTGCTTTAATGTCTAATGAAGAACTAGAGGCACTAGGTCAAATGAAAGTGAAACAGTTGAAGAATCGTTATAATGACCCTAGTATGAACAAAGCATTTATTATTGGGGTTGACAGGTCAAAAATGAGATTATATGATGTGGCCGCTTCAGCACAAAACATAGTAGATAGTGGACAGAAAGAAGAAGAAAACTATCCTACACCAGATGACGCTTACAGTAAGTTTAGCGATTTTAAATTATAGGTTATGCCAAGAAAACAAAAAGTAAGATTTCATAAGGGTGACAAAAGACCAGGAAAGGCAGATAAAAGTTTGCATTACATTAAAAAAATGGTAAAACGAGGCCGTAAAATACTATGGCAAGTAATCGAAAAACCTAAAGATAAAATTATACACGAATACTTTTTTGAAGAAGACGCTTCTAGTCTGGTCAAGTTTCAAAATAAACATAGAGTTTGGTTAGAGAATGGTGGCATACCAGACTTCTTATGTACAAAAGGTGAAAGAAAGGCTTGACATTCTGTCCTAGGTACATTATAAATATGTACAGGAGAGAAAAATGGCTGAACTTAAATTTGACGACTTAGATAAAGTCTTTAAAGGTACAACTACCAAAAGATATACGGTTCTTACTGAAGCAATTGCTAAAGGTAATCCTTTATCAATGCAAGATGGTACCAATAAGAAACTTACCTATGCCGACAAAACAATCGAAAAACTATTTAAAGCTGGTAATATTGATAAGTTAAAATCAGATTACGGCAATAAATTACCTCTCTTTAAGTCTGGTTCTACAGACATAAAACTCAATCAAATATTTAAATCACCAGAATTTGGTGGTGGTTCTGGTTCAGGTGGTGGTGCAGAAGAAACAGCACGAAATGAATCAGCACAATGTCTATATGCAGCCCTAGCGTGGTATGTGTATGGTAAAAAAATACCTGAAAATAAAAAAGTCACAAAATCAGATTTCACAAAGGCTTATGCTAAATGTTCTACAACAGAAACTTTAGAAAGTATGTTAGATTTGCCTGAAGATTGGCACCAATCATCTATATGGGGTGCAAATGAATTATATAAAAGATATAGTGGTAAATCATATACTTTTCATAGAGGTTCAAGTTATGTTGAAAAAATAGAAAGTGCATTTAAAAGAATTAATAAAGTAGAAAAGGCATTTGGTAATTTAAATAAATGGTCACCTGCTGATATTTACATGATTACAGAAAAAGGTAAAACAGCAATTGATAATGATATATCTAAGGCTACAACTTTAGGTGATTTAAATACTAGAATGATAAAGTATTATAAAACAGGTGATGTTGTAGGCGTTTCACTTAAAAAGATTGGTACAAGTACAGTTAAATTTTCAGAAAACAATATTGAACCTAATAAAATAGATGTAACATATCAAAGTACACAAGTAGTGGCTGAAAGTAAAAAGTCATTGTTTGAATCTATGGATATTTACCTTGTACATAATAAAGGTAAAATACAGTTTAGAAGTTTTGGTGGTACCGTATTATCAGGTTGGCAAGGTGAAGGTAAAGGCACAACGGCAAATCAAGGTAAAATATCATTAGGTCCTTTGAACTTTATATTAAAACAAAATGGTGTAAAACCTTTACCTGAAGATAGTGCAACAAAGGCCTCAACACCGTCTAATACTTACTTCACAGAATTCTATAATGCAGCTAAATTTTTAAATGCTAAGGGTTTAGCAAAGACACAAAAGGCGTTTGAGGCAGACTGGAAGGTGGCCGACAAACCTTGGAGATATTCAAAGTATTTGGGTATTCTATTAGCTGAAAGATTTGCTAGATTAAGTGTGCCTAAAAGACACAAATTAATGACAGATATTTACTTATATTCAGCCTCTAAGTCGAATTTTGCTGGTCCATACGCAAAGATTGAATAAATATAAATAGTTTTATTGATTTTATTGATGGATTTGATGAAAAAAAAGCAAAAAAGTGCTTGACAAATGTATGGAAATTTGGTATAATGGACAAAAATGAGAGAGAAAAATGTTTAGTTTTAAAGGATTTGTCACTAAGGAAAAGAATACTCACTTAGAACACTTAGAAGACGATATTATTAATCGTGGTTCTAAGGGTGGTGAGAACGCTATCAACTTCCTTAATTCAGTTAGAAATATGTTAGCCGGTAATATTGGCGGTAAGATTAATATGTCCGTCAAATGGGACGGTGCGCCTGCTGTATTCTGTGGTATCAATCCAGAAAACGGCAAATTCTTTGTCGGCACAAAATCAGTATTTAATAAAACACCTAAAATCAATTATACACCTGGTGATATTCGTAAAAACCACGGTGGTGAATTGGCAAACAAATTACTTGTATGTTTACGAGAACTTCCTAAATTAGGTTTACAAGGTGTTTACCAAGGTGACCTTTTATATACAAGAGGTGATTTAAAAACAGCCGCAATTGATGGTGAAAGTATGATTACTTTTACACCTAATACAATTACATATGCAGTACCAACTAATTCAGATATTGGTAAAACAATTGCAAGAGCAAAATTAGGTATTGTATTTCACACAGTTTATTCTGGCAAAACTATGAATAGTATGACTGCTGGTTTTGGTAGTGTCAAAGGTAAAAGTCCTACATCATCTATATTTTTAGCATCAGCTTCATATACAGATACTTCAGGTTCATCTACATTTAATAAAAATGAACTTGCACAGTTTGATGCTCGTATTCGAATGGCACAAGGTTCTCTTGCAAAAGCAAAACCTATTTTAGATGAGATGTCTAAAAGTATTAGTGCTAATGACCAATACTCAGTAGGTTACCGATTAAAAACATTCTTTAATTATTATATTAAGAATTCAAATGCTGGTATGGATAAAGTTAAAGTTATGCAAAACCAGTTTAGAAGTTATTACGAGAGTTTTTTACAAGCTGAAATAGACAGTAAAAAAACAGAAAGAGGTAAAGCACCTTATATTAAAGCAAAAGAAGATGGTCTAAAATTTATAGACAGAAATCAAAGTGCTTTATATTTTGCAATTGCCTCACACATTACTTTAGGTAATGCAAAGAACTATTTGGTTAATAAATTATCACAAGTACAAAGTATTGGCCATTTTTTAAGAACAACAAACGGTTACAAAGTGACCGCACCAGAAGGATATGTTGCTGTAGATAGAGTCGCTGGTGCAGTTAAATTAGTAGATAGATTAGAATTTAGCCGTGCAAACTTTACAGCAGAAAAGGATTGGGTTAAAGGATAATGGCAAACTGGAGAAAAGATTTAGGAAATTACGGACCAAATGGACACGATAGAACGGTTTTTGAGGTTCAAATGCTTGCCGATAAAGACGGCAATATTATTAATACATTTGGTGCAGCTTCGAATGTACCGATTGCAGCTGGATTAGTTGACGGATATTCAGGTATTCACAAATACGGAGCTGTTTTTGCAACTGCCGTATCTACAATGTCAACGGTATGGACAAGAGCAGATACAACAGCAAATGCTTTATATGATTGGACATATTCAGCAGGTACAATTACGGTAGAATCCTCATCAGGTTCAGATATAACAGATGTAACCATTTCAGGTTTAGATGAAAACTATGAAGAAGCTACAGAAACATTAACATTAACAGGCACATCACCTGTTTCAGGTACACAAACTTTTTCCAGAGTTAATCGTGCTTTTATGTCAGGTACAGCAACCAATGTTGGTGATATCCATGTAAAAAGAGGTTCAACAATTGTAACAGAAATTGCAGCTGATATGGGACAAACACTACAATGTTTCTATACAATACCAGCAGGTAAGACAGGTTATTTGATGAACATAAATGCTAGTGCATCTAAAAACCAAGTTGTTGATTTGTTTTTATTTCAAAGACCATTTGGCGGTGCGTTTAGAGTTTTATCAAGTATATCATTAAACCAAGGTAATCAATCAA